TTTGAAGTCTCCAAGTTATTTTTGGAACTACCCTCCCTTGAGGGTATGTTGATTCTAATCTACTAATTTCCGTTATTTCACCGTAATTTAGTGGTTTTAATTTAATAGTAGAATTAGATTTTGGTAGTATTGTTGTAAATGTACCATCCTCATTTGGTGTCTGACCTTTAATAACATTCAATTCATCAAGAATAACCGTAGTTTTAAATGGTTTTTTAGTAACCGGGTCAATTAAATTTAAATCCATTTCAGGTCCAAAAGCAGTGTTTCGTAAAAACACCAATATTGACTCAACATCACCTTCAATCATATCTTCAATCCTAAGGTCTGGTTCGTAAATTTTATTTCTTAATAAATTTGTGGTAATGTCTAATCCACCCGCCATTAAAATATTCTCATCAGATGCAGTTAGATAACCCACCTTGATTGATTTTTTTTTGTTTTTGTAAAAAACTCCACCTGATGGTAATGGTACCACATCGTGAGGTAAAGTAAAATTTTGTTGTCCGTAATCTGTTGTTTGATTTTCCATATAAAAAAATAACCGTAAAGTTTATGTCTTTACGGTTAAATATAATTAGTATTGATTTTTTATAAATAGTATTAGTAAACTAACACACATCTATCCATTCTTAATGTAGCTGTAATATCTGCAAGAGCATCAGTGCTGTACCCTAATGAACCAAAGTTAACTCCTGTTAAGAATGTACCATATAAAATCCATTTCTCAACAACAACTCCTGTTGGGTCTAACATTTCAAGGTCAATATCTTTTTTATAACCTGCAGCATATCCCATACGACCTGTTACAGATTCAGCGTGTAAACGAACCCACTCCATAAGAGCTTGAGACGCAGAAGGTCCAATCGGGTCTCTAAATTTAACAGAAATCTCATCCCAGTTAAATCTACCCGCAACATAAGTTGAAGTATTTAAAAATTGAATTTCAGTAGATGCAATTTTAATTGAAGGTCTTGAAGCACTTTCCACGAACCATTCGTTAATTCCTAAACTTGATGGAAACCTTAGTATGAATCGATTTTGTCTTTTCGGTTCGTAAGGAATCGGCATTTTCATCAATAAATCAGCCATATTATTTAAATTAGTTTTTCTTTGTTTATTATCATAAATATATCCAAAAGGAAAATATTTTTATTGACTTTCTGAATTTATTTTTTTATATTTAAAATCCAGTCTAGTTTATTTAATTCTAGTTAATTTAACTAGTTTTTTTTTTAATTATTTATTTAATACTAGTTCTTAATAACTAGTTAATATTCTTTTTTTATTCCTCCTGCTGTTGAATAAGTTTTAACAATATTGTCCGGTTTGTCTTTGAAATGTTTTTTCATAACCTCCACGTTTCTTATGTCGTCGTCAGAAAACCCAATTGTTGGTTTTGCAGGAATAAAATTATTACTTACATCTTTTTTAAGATATACTTTTTTATCTAAATCAGACGATATTTCTTTAATGTATTCCACAAACTTCTCCATCGCACGAACTTTAGCCTCTTCAGGATTTGACGCCCCTTCAGGGTCATTGTAAGATACAGGATGATATCTATTCATGTTTAAGTAAGTTTTAATTAACTCATCATCACTCATGTCTTCATCACCACTTATATCTCGATACTTTCTTAAATTTTTAACTAATTCGTCTTTATCAATACCATTAAACCCAGATATTATGTAATTATATACTGCCTCTTTTAATGTATTTGGATTGTGACCTCTTGCGGTTATAATAGAAAATATTGAACCATTATTAATCGCCTCTCTAAAATCATCAAACGCCGGACCTAATTTAGCCCTCATAGCATCAATTAAAAAATCTTTATCACCTGGGGTTTGAAAATTTTTAAAAGGTTCTTCACTGTACCCTACAATAGTTTCACCTTTATAATCAAATGGTTCTTTACCTATTTGATGTCTGTATTCAGCGAAATCATCTGTACTCATACCTATTTCATCACCATTTTCAGTTTTAAGAATAATCTTAGTTGGCATATGAACTACATTATCATCCCAATCGAATGCATAATATTTCATATCAGGTGTCCCGATTTCATCTATTCCTTCTTTTAATATAATCTTTCTCATAATTGGCTAAAAAGTGGGGACGTATCCCCACTTATGGTTTTTATTAAATATTTTCGAACGAAGCTCCTGTTGGAGTAATAAAGAATTCAATATCTATGAACTCTAATGCTTTCGTCGGTTTCAAGTAAATTTTACCTGTTAAAGTATTTCTGTCTAAATCCTCAGGTGAAGATGAAACAGTCACACGGAAATCGTATAAACCTCGGTCTCTTCTGATTGAATCTAAGATTGGGTTAACACTATCTAAGAATTGTTGTCTAACAATTTGGTCGTTTTGTTCGAACAATAATCTTACCGCCACCGCTGAAATTAACTTACGTGCTTGAAGTAATAATCTTCTTACATTTAATCTGTTAAGTGCTGTGTCAGCAATTTGTAATGTTTTATTACCCCAAATAACCGTACCAACATCTGAGAAAGTTGCGATAGGGTTAATTCTACCTTGGTAAAGTGTATCTCTATCTTCTTGAGTTAATTTAACTCTCGCTTTAACTGAGTTTACAAGACCTCTAGTATAACCCGCAGATGCGAACCAAGGGAATGCAATGTTATCTGTTAATGCTAAGTTTCTACAAACCTCACCTGTTGGAGGTAAATAGATTTGAGTATTATTTACAGTATCTCTAGTTAAAATCCAAGGATAGTAAGTTGCAGTGTAGTTAGAATCAATTCCTGTATTATCTAAGTTATCAACCGCCTCTTGAGAATATATTATGTCTTGTGGATTTGTTGAATCCGGTGTGTACATTCTATAATCAGGAGTAGTCGTAATATAAACAGAATCCGCTCTTTGGAATTGAACCATATCAATTGTCTCTTCAACTAAGTTAGAGTTATTTACATAATCAATACTTGCAGTTGCTAATACGTTAATATTAGTAGCCTCAGGATTTGCAAATGTTAATATACCAAGCAAATATGCGTAATAATCGGTGTTTGCAAAATCTTGAGTATTATTCTCAACCACAATACGTTTAAATAAACCTTCACCCGTAGCGTTTGGATATCTTGTGGATACTGAAGCTCCCGCTAAAAATCCTGATTGACCTAATTGGAATCTATCTTCGTTTGTACGATATTCTCTATAAATGTCCCAACCATCAAATCCACCAGCAAAACATATTGTATATTTTCTTGAGTAAATGAAGTAGTATGGGTTCTCTTGAGTTTCAGGGTCAGTTCTAAATTCCGCAACACCACATTCAAAAGCCGTTTGACCACTAGTTAACGAACTATTAGAAATTGTAACAACTGTTGCACCTGAGTCCATGTGGAAACCTTTACTAACATAGTTCCAAGCAGCACCTTCTACAGGTGTAATAGAGTTAACCCAAGATGCGGGATTTTGTTTTCCTTTATAAGATAAAAATGATTCATCAATACCATATTGTGTTGAGAACCCTAAATAAGTTCTTCTAACTATATCACCAGGTGATTCAACTAGATTTGAACTACCTGTTGGGTTTCCGAATGGAGGATTTGCTATTGTTTCTCCGGGGAAAAAATATTTAGTTTTAAATACAGGATATGGTGATGGATTAGTTACTGAATCATACTCTCTCTGAGTATAACCTTCAAATCCACAAGGAAGTGCATCTATTGGTGCCTCGTCAGCCATCTCAATCATTACATATTTTGAAAGTAATGCGTATTCACCATTAGTTGAACCAATTTTCTTAGCAACAAAGTTGTTAGAGTTAGGGTCCATATTACAGTTAGTGAATTTCTCAATAACAACTGGGTTAGAGTCAGTATCAAAGAAATTTCTAACCAACACATCAAATGTCATATTATTAAATGATAGGTTAGCAATTGAAACTTTAACTTCAGTGTTCGCAGCGTTACCATCAGAGATTGAAACAAATTTAAATAATTTATAAACTTTATTACCTCTTAATTCAGAAACCAAGAATGGTGTAACCGGTGACTGATATCTTTCTACACTATAAGCAATTGAATTTGATTGTTCACTTCGAGCCTCTGGTAATGCAACTAATTCAGGATTAATACCTTTGATATAACCTTGATTGAATGCATATGCTAATGAACTTGGATAAATTTCTTCAACAAACAAAGGAACTTCATTTCTTGATTTACCAAAGTTATCTACACCTAATACTTTTGTAATAAATTTAGATGAAGTTGCCGATAAATTAGTTTCAAATGTGAAAACATCACCATCTTTTGTTACACCTGATAAACCGAATGATGCAAAAGGATTTTTATCAATATCAGCATATTGGTCAGTACTCAAAATTGTAACATTGTTTTCATCATTTACTTCATATATTTGTCCGTGGTTATCACTTGACGAACTATTAGTGTATAATGAAATACCTCTTGAACGAAGGGTTGCCACAACCATATTATTAAATTCA